TATGCCACCCGCGGCTCCACCGGTGCGGTGTATCTCAATGGCGAGTTCACCGTGCTCGAGGGCCCCTATGCCCGGCGCAAGATCTTCACGCTGATCGGGTTGCATAGCCCCAAGGGTCCGGACTGGGCCAATATGGGCCGCAGCCTCGTCCGCGGCATGCTGAACTCGGCGCGCGGGATCTCCGACAAGGACACCTCGCCCGAGGCGCAGGCCGCACGTCGGATCAACGGCTTCGCCGATCTCGACGGGCTGGAGTTCGTCGCGCGCATCGACATCGGCACCGATGCGATGGGCGAGGACAAGAACGAGATCCGCGCGGCCGTGACGCCCGACCACCGTGACTATGCGCAGGTCATGGGTGCGGCCGGCCTCGGCTACCAGCCGCCTGCGCCGCAGCCGTCGACCCCGCAGCAGCCGACTGCTCCGGCAGTGCCGGGCCGCCCGGCCTGGGCGCAGTGAGGGGCGTCCGATGCGGCTTCGTCCCCGCCAGAAAGTCTTCGTGGAGCGCAGCCTCGCTGCGCTCTCGAAGCACGGCAACACGCTCGGCGTCGCGCCCACGGGCGCGGGCAAGACCATCATGCTGTCCGCGGTCACCGGCAAGCTGGTGGAGGAGACGGAGGCCAAGGCCTGCGTTCTTGCCCATCGCGACGAGCTGACCGGCCAGAACCGCGCGAAGTTCGCCCGGGTCAATCCGGAGGTGACCACGTCCGTGGTGGACGCCGGCTCCAAGTCGTGGGCCGGCCAGGTCACCTTCGCCATGGCGCCGACGCTGTCGCGCTCCGCCAGCCTGAAGGCGATGCCGAAGCTCGATCTGCTG